GTAATAAGCCAAAGAGAATTAGCAAGGCAAAGTGAAATACCTTTTGAAACGATTAATAAAACGATTAAAAAGACAAAACAACAATTAAAGGAAAAGATATATGGGACGACCAAAAAAGATTAAAGGTTTAGGCGACGCAATAGCAACCGTAACCGATGCACTCGGAATTGAACAATGTGATGGGTGTAAAAAAAGACAGGATAAACTAAACAAATTAATTCCATTCGGCACAAAAGATTTAAACGATTATCAAAAGGAATACTTGCAAACTTTCTTTAGCAAAGAACACGACGAACTTACACCCGAACAGCAAAAAGAATTAATTGGCATATATTTTGATGTATATCAATTAAAACCGTTTACACCTTGCACAGGTTGTAGCGGTGTTTGGAAATCAATTATTAAAAAACTTAAAAAACTTGATTATGAAAACTAAACTATTATTAATTGCATTAGCATTCGGATTGATGTCTTCAACTTGTACACCCGAAGAGCAACCACAAGACGAAAATACTTGTCAATGTAAAAAAGTATATTACGAATTGCAGATTACAGGATGGGCGCAAGGCGGTGTTCAACCTGTTTGGTCTTACGTAAAGATTGGAGAAGAACAAGCTACTGAAATGGATTGTAATTCATCGACAAGCGAATACCAACAAGAGGGGAGTAACTTGTTTTATTTAATTGAGTGTGAGTAACGATAAATACATTAAAATACTATGCCTAAAGGATTTGAGAAAGGAAACGCAGGGAAACCTAAAGGAGCGGTAAATAAAGTCACTCAGGAAGCACGTGAGCTGTTTTTACAAACTTTAGAGAATCAAGTTCCAAACATAAACGAAGCGTTTGAGAAAGTAAGGGAAAAGAATCCCGTTCAGTATTTAGATTTATTCGCTAAGTATGCGCAATATTTCGTACCGAAGAAAACAAGTTTAGAGGGTGGCGATAAACCGCTCGACTTAAACTTTAATTTGAAAGAAGTAATTAAATTTAAAGAGTGATGGATGTTGTTGTAGAATTAAAGAAAATCAGGAATGAAGAATTAGAAAATAAAGAGCTTTTATTTTACATTGATTACTTAATAAAAGAACTTGATAACACTAAACAATAAATACAAACCACTATTCGAAAACGACACTCGCTACTTTATCATTACGGGTGGGCGTGGTTCGAGTAAGTCTTTCGGGGTTGGTACATTTACCAACCTTTTGTCGTTTGAGGTAGGGCATAAAATACTATTCACAAGACAGACAATGACAAGTGCGCACCTATCAATTATCCCTGAGTTTCAAGAGAAAATTGATTTAATGGGTTTGCAACAATGTTTTGAAGTAAACAAATCCGAAATAACAAATAAAGTTTCAAAGTCAGAGATTATATTTAGAGGTATCAAAACCTCAAGCGGCGACCAAACGGCTAACCTAAAATCGTTGCAGGGCGTTACAACGTGGATATTAGACGAAGCGGAAGAGCTTACCGATGAAACTACTTTCGATAAAATAAACCTATCAATCCGACAAAAGGGAAAACAAAACCGCATTATCTTAATTCTAAACCCTGCAACTAAAGAGCATTGGATTTATAAACGCTTCTTTGAAGATAAGGGCGTAAACGAGGGTTTTAACGGAATTAAAGACGATGTAACGTATATTCACACTACTTACTTAGATAACATCGCAAACTTAGACGATAGCTTTATCAACGAGGTTAAACGAATTGAGTTAACCAATCCCGATAAATACAAACATCAAATCTTAGGTGGTTGGCTAAACAAAGCTGAGGGAGTTGTGTTTACTAATTGGAAAATAGATAACTTTAAAGATTTAGGGAATAGTATATACGGGCAAGACTTTGGGTTTAGTATTGACCCTACAACTTTGGTGCAAGTAAGTATCGATAAGGCAAATAGATTGATTTACGCTAGGGAGTTACTATACAAGCCTAATCTAACTACATCAGAAATATACACCGAGAATAATCGTTATTGCGGTAACAGAAATCTAATTATAGCCGATAGTGCCGAACCTCGTTTGATAGCCGAATTAAAACAAAGAGGGTTAAACATAAAGGGAATTGACAAGCCAAAGATAATTGACCGCATCGCCTTAATTCAAGACTACCAAATAATTGTTGACCCCGAAAGTACCAACTTAATAAAAGAGTTGAATAACTACGTTTGGCACGATAAGAAAAGCGAAACTCCAATAGACGATTATAACCACTTACTCGATGCGTTGGGGTACGCTGTTTGGAATTATGTAGGCAAACCGAATAAGGGCAAATACGACATTCGTTAAAACAAAACAGTTTTTTGTTGTTATTAAGGTATGGAAATTAACATACCTACATCATTAAAAGATATTACAATGCGTCAATTTATCGCCTTTGAAAAGAGCGATAAGACCGACGACGATTATATCATACATCTTTGCGACTTCGCAAATCCTAAACTATTACAGAGAAAAGAATACACCGAAATTGTAACCTTGTTAAAAGAGGTTATGGCTTCGGATGTATCGTTTTATAAGATATTTAAACACGATGGTATTCAGTTCGGTTTCATCCCTGATTTGGATAAGATAACCGCAAATGAAATGATACACATTGAAGAGTTTATTAAAACGCCTGATAACTGGAACAAAGCCTTAGCTGTATTTTATAGACCCGTTACTAAACGTAAGCGCAATTGGTTTAAAAGAAACGCAGAAGACCTTTATGATATACTGCCATATCAAGAGGGCAGCGCTTTTGAAAAGTTAATGCTTGATGTTAGTTGTACATACTACTTAGGTGCAATGGTTTTTTTTTACAACTTAGGGAACGACTTGCTAAAATATATGTTGGATTATTCCAAAGTAGTGGAGGAGAAAGTAGCGAAAAAGAAAAACGTTTCAACCAAAAGTGGGGATGGTATGTTAGTGTAAGAGCATTAGCGGAACTAAACAAAGTTGAAGAGGAAGTAGTTTTGGAATATACGATACACAAGTTTTACAGACTATTGGAGTTTGAAAAGGACAGAGCCGAAGTAACAAAGGAAATGATTAAGAACGCAAGTAAAAAGCAATGAGAGAGTTTTATAAAGTAGTTGATTATTTAAAAACCACGCTACAAAGTGATATAAACGTGCATACAATTACGCATGGTTTACGCTCAATGGTGGATATTGATAAAAAGAATATATTTCCTTTAGTGCATTTGCAAGTACTTTCATCTACTCCGAATAACGGTAGTGTTTCTTTTACATTTGAGGTTGTTGTAGTTGATTTGCGTAATATATCAAAGCAACAAGTAGCGGATAAGTTTTTAGGAAACGATAACGAACTTGATAACCTAAACACTTGCCACGCTGTTTTAAATCGATTAATCACAAAGTTAATAAATCAAAACAACGAGTATAACATACAATTAGCCAACGCCCCGACAATGCAACCTATTATTTTTGAAGAAAGTAATTTATTAGACGGTTGGCGTGTTGAATTAGAATTATTAATACCTAATAACGAAACTATTGTCTGCTAAAACAGAACATACAGAGAAAGCATTACAAGCGTTTTTAAAATACACGGTTACGCAAGCTAAGGCAAACTTAACCCGTAAGAAAAAAAACAGCACAAAGGCTTTATATGATAGTTTAGAATATGACTATACGGTAAGCGCAAACAGTTTTTCGGCTTCAATTAGTTCGTTAGATTATGGCGAGTATCAGGATAAAGGAGTAAGCGGTAAAAATAAAAAATACAATACGCCGTTTTCGTATAAGGATAAACAACCACCCGCAAGCGCATTTGATAAGTGGATAGTTAGAAAGGGTATTGCGCCACGTAACTCGCAAGGACAATTTCAAAGCAGAAAGGGTTTATCCTTTGCGATTGCAAGGAGTGTTTTTATAAACGGTATAAAGCCGAGTTTGTTTTTAAGCAAACCTTTTGAAGATGGTTTTAAACGCTTACCCGACGATATAATAGAAGCCTACGGTTTAGACGTAGAGGAATTTTTAAAATTTGTAATTAATGGCAAAAAGACTTAAGATTGAGTTTATAGATAACCCAACACCAACAGTCGATGTACTGTTTGGAATTAATTATACACCGTATAGCTACACACTAAACGCTACTATTGGCGTAGATGTTGTTATTGGTGCAACAAAAGAAGATACCGCTTCAAACCTTTATGATTTTTACGATGCGATAACGTTACCAAGTTGGTTAGGTTCGTTTACTACTATTACATTAGCATCGAACATTATCTATTTTGATTTCGAGCCTGAGAACGATGCAAACTTAACTTTTTTTAGAGTAGGTTCAACTTCTTCAAGCGTTTCAATAGAAGAGGTTGAAATCCCTGCTGGTGGCGATTACGAAGTGGCTTTAGTGCGCTCGACTTTATCGGTTAGAATTATCCCGAACGTTGCTTTTGATACTTGCACTTTGAATTTATACAACTATGGTGGAGATATTACCAACGTGCCTACTTCGGTAAGTTATGCGCTTTCAAAACCTGTAGTGCAATTAGGGCAAACGGTTGTAAACTTTGATATAAACGAACTTAGTAAAACAGGGTTATTCCCAACAATAGCAAACTATACTTTAACAGGGTTACAACCTATCCTATTTGAGCAAAGTTGTTGGAGTTACTACGTTGCTAATTGCTACGATGGCGAGGATTTAGTTTACACAAAAGAGGGGGTTTATCTTTGCCTTTATGGTTACGGTTATTTTCAGCAGTTGTACAATCCTAAGCCGATGGGCGGTGTGTTGATTACAAACAACAACCATACCCACATAAGAGGCAACAATAATAGAGTGCATTTCTTAACTAAAGACTTAACAAGTTTAACAGTAAACGGAACACCTGTAACTGTAACCGCAAACGGCGATTTGAATTACGAAAACGTAATGAGTATAAATTTAAACGATTACGACTCTTCGGCAAATAGCATTGTTTTAGTTTTTACTTACCCTACAGAGGTTCGTACAATTACGTTCACGGTAAAAGATGAATGCAAGTACGATACTGTTAATTGCGTTTTCATTAATCGTTTTGGCGTACCTCAATCAATGTTTTTTACTAAGGCCCAAAAGCGAAGCGACGAAATAGAAAGTTCAGAGTACAGGGGGTTAATATCTGAGTTTGGAGTTTATAATTCAACACAGCACGTTTATAAAACGTTTAACTCGAACGGTCGCACTAAATTAAGTTGTAACACCGACTACTTAAACGAAAGCGATAACGATATTTTTAGAGAGTTAATGTTAAGTGAAAGCGTTTGGTTAATTGAAGATAATACTATTAACCCTGTGGTAATTGATAAGAAAACTATTGAATACAAAACCTCTTTAGTTGATAAGCTTATCCAATACACTTTAGATTTTAAATATTCATTTGATATAATCAATCAATGTTAAAAGTAAGCATATATGTAGAGGGGCAGGAGTTAGAGCTCTTTAAAGATGAAACTATTGAGATTAACTCAACGGTTCAGAATATTGCGGATATATCAAAAACCTTTAGCGACTTTAGTCAGAGTTTTACCGTCCCTGCATCGAATAGAAACAACGCTATATTTCAGCACTACTATAACACCGATATAGACGGAACATTCAACCCAAATATTAGGGTTTTAGGTTATATTGAGTTAGGAAGTTTGCCTTATAAGTACGGTTTAATTCAGTTAGAGGATGTTAAGCTAAAAAACCAAAAGGCTTACGCTTACACTATTCGTTTTTTCTCATCTACTTTGAGCCTTTCGGACTTATTTAAAGAAGATGAATTAAGCGTTTTAGACTTTAGCGCATACGACCACGACTTTGATACAAGTATTTTCGATGCAACCTATACAGAAAGTATAGCAGGTGGGGATATTTATTACCCTTTAATCACTTCTTTGCGTAATTATGTTATCGGAAACGGTACTGATTTAGATATTACGCATACTTCTGGAGCGATAAAGTATTTTGAATTAAAACCTGCTTTACGTTTAAATAGGGTTTTTGATGCAATAGAAAGCTATTATGGTGTTACGTTTAAGAAAGACTTTTTAAATAGAGCCGTTTTCGATAACCTTTTTATGTGGTTGCACCGTGAGGCGGGGCAAATCGAAGCGTATGGCGATGAAACAAGAGTAGATATAACAAGTGCAGGAACGTTAGGGGATATATCAGTAACGGTAAACACTACTAATGACAGCATAAGCTATACCAACACATCAAGTAATAAGTATAAAGTATTGTTTAAAGTTACACCTGCTACAGGATTTGAGGGCGTAACGTATAGAGCAAGGATTTACGACAACGGAATTGAGCGTACAATAGGCGAAGGAACAGGGGAGCAAACATTTATTTTTGAGGGTTTAGAAAACCAAACGTATCTAAACACTTTTACCGTTCAATCTGTGGGGGATTTTGAATTTACTACACGGGTATTGGTTAGGAGAAAATTGATAGCTGGAATTTCAACTGATAAATTCACAACAACACCTACACAAATATTGTCAGGATTTGCCAATGTTGCTCAGTTAATGCCTAAAATGAAAGTTAAGGATTTTGTAACGTCTATTATCAAAATGTTTAACCTTGTTTTGGTTCCTGTAAACTCGACTACGTTTACGTTAATACCGTTAGATGATTGGTACGCACAAGGTAAACTAATCGATATAAGCGACTTTGTAGATACAGAGGATATAGTTGTGAAACGTCCGAAGTTATATAAACAGATAGACTTTAAACACCAAAACTGCGACCAAATTTTAGCGGAACAGTTTAGACTGAATAACGGTGGTATTGGTTATGGAGATTTAAGAGCGACTTACGATATAGACGGAACAGATTTAAAAGTTGAAACGCAATTTGAGAATTTAGTTTTTGAAAGATTAACAGATATTTCAAACGGTGATTTAACCAATATTCAAGTAGGGAAATCAATAGACAAGACACTTGAGCCTTACATTGGAAAACCGTTTATATTTTACCGTTGTGGGTATGTGTTTTACGATACGCCAATAAAAGCGCACGACTACGGGGATATTAATTATACGTGGCTAACATCAACCGAAAATGATTTATTTGTAAGCCAAGTAAGTAACACGGTTAATTTTTCATCCGATATAAGTACTTATCTATACAGCGAAATAACACGCAATTTGTTTGCTAATTATTGGAGTGACTACATAAGCGATTTGTATTCTTTAAAACGCAGGATAACAACTTACACTGCTTACTTACCTATCGGAATGTTAATCAAATTAAAACTAAATGATAGACTACAAATAGGCGATAAGGCGTACATCATTAACTCAATGAAAATTAATCTTACTTCGGGCAAGGTAGATTTTGAATTGTTGAATTATATCGGTACACCATTCACATCTGTAAACGATAACATTCTAATCACAGCCGATACGGTAGATTATTTTGCTGACAATACAATTTTAACAGCCGATACAATATCGCTTTATACACCACAATATTCAGGAGTGAGTAACGGAGTTGAATATACAACCTTAATAGCAACACCAAGCGCACAAAATTATGACTGTAAAATAACAGCAAACACTAATTATTTAGCGATTAAAAACGATACGGGCGATGGTACGAGTTGGGTAACATTAGAAAACGCAAATGGCGCAACCACAAACTATTTAAAAATTAAAGTTGATAAGTACACGGCAGGAATAACGGACGAAACCTTATCACGTTCAATGGATATTGATGTGACAATAGGAGTAGATACTTTCACAATAACAGTAACACAAGGGCAACAATGATAATACAAGTAATTGAACTTTTACAGTCGATGGATTTTAAGCCTACAACGGATAATATCCTATTTGCAAAAGGAGGGTACAGATACCCAAGAACGTTAAAAGAAACATTTAAAAGAGGAAGACAATGGCTATCAAGAAAGTAATTGAAATCGATGTAGACCAAGTTCAAGCGATGGGCGGACTTGATGCGCTTCAACAGTCTTTAGTTGAAACCGAAAGCAAATCAGAGTCTTTAAAAGCTGAGTTAAGAAAGTTAAAACAGCAGTTAGCGGAATTACCTGAGGGTTCAGATGAATACAATAAGATAGCGCAAAGAGCAGGGGAGGTTTCTGATAAGATTGGCGATATAAATACCCGTATTAAAAATTTAGGTAGCGACACTAAAAACATAGATGCAGTTGTACAAGGTGCGCAAGCGTTATCAGGTGCTTTTTCTGTAGCTACTTCGGCAAGTGCTTTATTCGGAGAAGAAAATAAAGAGTTACAGGAAACAATGGTAAAAGTTGAAAGTGCCATCGGCTTAACTGTAGGTATTCAATCAATCGCAAACGCTTTACAAAAAGAAAGTGCATTAAGTATTGGTTTAGCTAACGTAGCTACGAAAATACAAATAGGCCTGCAAACGGCTTATGCTACTGTAGTAGGTACAACAACAGGCGCACTAAAAGCGTTAAGGGTTGCTTTAGTTTCAACGGGTGTCGGTGCTTTGGTTGTCGCTTTAGGTTTTTTGATTTCTAAATTAACAGAAAGTACAGAGGCTACAGAAGACCAAGAGCAGGCACTTAAAAATTTAAAAAAAAAAAAAAAAGCATATAATGAAAGTTTAAAAAGCGAAATAGACGGCATTCAAAACTCTACTCAATTAAGAATTTTAAGAGCAAAAGTAGCGGGTAAAAGCGAAAAGGAATTAAGGGATATTGAAAGACAAGGAGAGCAAGAAAGGGCACAGGCTATTGATGCTGAAATAAAACGTATTGATAGGGAATTAGAAAATAGAAAACTATCAGCAGAACAATTTAAGTTTTTACAGGAGGAACGAAATAAACTTAGCGACCAATCTTTAAAACTTGCGCAAGAGCGAGATATAAGACAGTTGGAATTTGAAGCTGATGTGGCTGATAAAAGACGTGATGCAGAATCTAAAGCAAGTGAAAAAAGTAGAGAAATTCTTAAACAAAGAAAAAAAGATTTAGAAGAATATAATAAAAGTGTATTGCAAGGTTTAAACGAATTGCAGTCAGCTATATTTAATTCTGAAATAGAGCAAAGAGTCGATATTCAAAAACAGGCTAACGAAATATTAAAATCTTTAGAGCCTGAGGAAACACCGCTACAAAAACTAACGAGAGAATTTGAAGAAAAAAAACAAATACTTGAATTAGCAAATCAAAGTACTTTAGAA